CCATCGATTCGTATTGCCAGAATCGTTACGCAATTCCACTTTCTCCCGTACCGGAGAAAATCCGCCAGGTGAGCGTCGATATCGCAATCTACAATCTCTATTCCCGCCGGGAGGATGTTGTCCCCGAGATCCGCAAAGAACGCAATCAGGCGGCTATTAAGTATCTGGAGAGAATCGCAGACGGTAAAATTCAGTTGGGATCTGCAACGCTGACGCCCGCCAATACGGACAACAGCGTGAGCATAAGCGGCAATACCCGGATATTCACGCGGGACAAAATGTTGGGATTCTGACGTTGGAGGGCACACATGATTGAAACGATCCAGGACGACATTATTGCGCAGCTTCAAAAGATATCCGGCATAAAAAGCGTTGAACCTTGGCAGGGCGATATCGAGGATCTGCTCAAGTCGCCACAGCGCCTGCCTGCCCTGAATGTGATCTACCACGGCGCGGATTTTGACGAAAAAAAGGTCATCGGGACAAACCGGGCCGATCACCAGATGGATTTCCTTGTCGTCCTGGTTTCCAGGAACCTCAAAAGCAGGGAGGCCGGTGCATCCGAAGCCTACACGATCATCGAGGCGGTCAGAAACTACCTCATCGGCCACCAGATCAGCCCTTACGGGTGGCTCTGGCCTGTCAGGGAGGACCTGGTGACGGCTGAGGGAGGGCTGCTGGTCTATGGGCTCAATTATCGTCTGAAAACGAATGTCGTCGCAACCGAGCCGGTCCCTGAACCGGAACCGTAAACCCATTTGTCATTCCCGCGCAGGCGGGAATCCAGGAGGAAAACTATGAAGAAACTCTACTACGAAGAAGGGCCGAAAATCATGGGCTGCGGCATTGCCGGGCAGTTCAAGATCGGCGTCCCGAAGGAGGTCCCCGACGATGTGGCGGAAATCCTGCTCCGCAAGGGGAGGCTGAAGGAATATCAGGAAAACCAGCCGGAGATCGCATCCGGCCGAGGCAAGAAGGGAAAGGAGGAATAACCCATGTCTCAGCAATCAGGCGCTAATGCCGTATTGATTTTCGACACCGAGACGGCGTTCAAAAGCACCCCCGGTGCGCCGGACGCCCATGTCCTGCCGTTTACGACTGAATCTTTGCGGCTGAACAGGAACCTCGTGTCGTCCAACACGATCCGTTCGAACCGTAATCCCCAGGCCCCGGTCCGGGGAAACGTGGACGTTTCCGGCGACATAAATTTCGAGCTTACCCCGCAGTACGGGAAGCTCTTCAAACACATTTTCGGCAGCTACGGCGTTGCCGGTGGAGCGGCACCCTACACGCATACCTACAAGATCGGCGCGCTGCCGGTCGGAATGTGCATCGAGAAGCAGTTCACGGATCTCGCCACGGACAAGTACCTCCTCTACAACGGCTGCCGGGTGAACAGTTTCAGGCTGGCTGCCAAGCCGGAAGGGATGATCGACTGCTCGGTCTCCATCATGGGGGCGAAGGAGACCATCGGAGCGGCTACCTTCGACGCAACGGCGACCGACAACGGCCACACGCCTTTCGACGGATTTTCCGGGTCCATCCAGCGCGGCGGATCCCCGCTCGGGACGATGACCGAGATCGATTTTACCCTGGACAACGCCCTGGACGGCAACAACTACGTCATTGACGGTACCGGCCAGCGTTACAGCCTTCCCGAAGGAAGGGCGAAGGTGACCGGTACGACCAAGATCCTCTTCGAGGACGACGTTCTTTATGCCCTGGCCATCGCCCACACCGAAACGACCCTGGAGCTGCATTTCACGAAGGGCGCGGGGACAGGGGCATCGGCAGGAAACGAGAAGATGAGCTTCTACTTCGATGAGGTCATTTTCAAGCCTCAGTCTCCGGTCATCTCCGGGCCGACCGGCCTGCTGGTGGAGCTGCCTTTCGAGAGCTACTACAACGACGATGCCGACGCTTCGGCCCTCCGGATGGTGCTCTTGAGCCCGATTGCCACATTCTAAGCGCGGAAAGGACACGACATGGAAAAAGAAATCGACGGGAAAAAATTCAACATCCGGCCCCTCAGCAGGGGCGAAGTCAAGGCTCTGCGCAAGAAGGGCTATAACATCGGCAATTTGTCCATCGAAAACGCGGACGACGCAGCCGATGAGATTCTGGAGATGGTCTGCGGTGCGGAGCAAATCCGCGAGGTCGATGCGCTTCCGAACGACAAGGCGCTGGAACTGTTCAAGGCGATTATCGACCTGAGCTATGGCAAGGGGAACGATGAAAAAAACTTGAAGCCATCTGGCAGTGGTACGAAGGCGGCGGACCTGCCAGGTGCAGCGGATGCGTAGACAGGTCTCGGTGTGACCGATGCCGGAACGCCCCGCCCGCTTTATTGCCGGAAAACGAAGACGCCTGGGACCTATGGACAAACGTTTTGACGCAATGGCGGGTGGGGCCGAACGGTGTGATCGGTCTCGATTACACCGCCGCCGCCATGATCGCGGGCGTCATCGAGATCGAATTTGACAAGGTGATCCTGAGAAAACTCAGGGCGCTTGAGCGGAGCGTGTTGAAAGGGATCCATGAAAAGCAGGACGCAGGAAAGCAAAACGACCCAAAATCGGCGTTTTGCCGGGCCTGCCGGGCGGCAAAGAAGAACGTGGACTGCTCGACCTGCAATATCGACCAGATAGTTGTGAAGAGCCCAAATGACGAAACTCGAAATCATCATCGCAGCTAAAGACCTGGCCACCGGCGTTGTGCAGAAGGTGAATTCGGCGACGCGTGCCTACAAGCAGACGCTCCAGGAGGCCAACGGTGCCGCGAACGAGTTCTCCGGGACAATTCGCAACCTGTTCCTGTCGTTCGGCGGTTATGCCGTCATCAAGAACGCCGTCAGCGCCGGTTACAGCTTCAATTCCACGATGGAGGAAACCCGCGTCGGTTTGGGTTCCCTGATCTACTCTATGCGGGAATTCCGCGATAAAGCCGGGGACATCGTCACTGGCCAGCGGGCCTTCGAGGCCGCCCTGGGTCTGAGCGTCCAGACCCAAAACCGCCTTCGCATCGCCGGTCTGGAGACGGCCGCAACCTACGAGCAACTGACGAAGGCATATACGCAGTCGTATGTCCCGGCCCTCAAGGCCGGTTTCGATGAAAAAATGGTCGTGAATTTCTCCACGGCCATCGTCCAGGCGGCCACGTCCATGCGGGTGCCGCTGGATATGCTTGGCGAAGAGGTTCGCAGCATTCTCAGCGGCAACATGACGCCAAGAACGACTATGCTGCAGCCGCTCATGGAGGCGGCCGGGCTGACCAACGAGAAGATCCGCCAACTGAACGCCGAAGGGAAGCTCTATCCTGCCGTCATGAAGGCCCTGGAAGGGGCCACCGTGGGCGCTGCTGAGGCATCCAAGAACTTGTCCGTCCAGTTGTCGAACTTGAAGGACGCCGCCACCCAGGCCCTCGGAAAGGGCATGGAAATCGGCTTTCAGAAGACGAAGGGCATCATCAAGGACGTCACTGATTCCATCGTCACGTTCAACAAGGAAACCGGCGAGATCAAATGGAACGAGAGCCTGATCGTCTCGTTACAGAAAATGGACGAGAAGGTCTTCTCGGTCATCGACGGAATCCGGAACATGAGCAAGGCAATTAGCGATTTTACGAAGAATCATCCCGTCATCGTGGATCTCCTTACTGGATTCGGCGGTCTGGCGGTGAAGATTCTGGCGGTCGGTGTGGCCATCAGGGCCATCGGCGGGACTGTGACCTGGCTTGCATCCTTGATCGCGGCCAACGCCGCCTTCATGGCCGGTCTTTTCGCGCCGATTGTAGCGTCAATCGAAAGCCTGTTTGCCGCTGCCCTGGCAAGCGCTGGCGGTCTGGCGACAATGGCAACGGCAGCGGCATTGGCTGCCGGTACGATGGCCGGTATCGGGGCCGCCTTTATCGGCTGGCAGTTGGGAAAACAGATTGCTCAGATGGAGATCCTGGGGCTGACCATCGGGGAAGCCATGCAGGCCGGATACGCCTCCATCGCCAAGTTCGGCGCGTATGCCGTCTATGCCTGGGACATGATCGGGGCAACGGCTAAATCGGTTTGGGGGCAGGTCAAAGAGGCCGGTAAAATCCTCTTCTACGAATTTATCGCCACCATTCAGGAATCTTTCCCGAAAATGGCTCAGTTCTTCGGCCTGACGGAGGATTATCGGAAAAAGGCCGATTCCGCCAGGTCGTCTCAAAGCGCCATCTATCAGGACTTCATAAAGAACCAGACGGCGGCTGAGAGCAAACTCAAGCAGGAGTTGAACGTCCAGGAGTCGATCCGCGAAGAGATCTTCCGGGGAGCCGACGCCAGGAACAAGATCAAAGACGCCACGGACAGCGCCACTAAGAGCACGGAGGACCTGACGGCCGGGAGCCGCAAGGGGAAGGCCGCTGCCGTTGAATATAACCTTGCCCATAGCGCCGTGAATTCCACCCTCGACCGGATGAGCGACATCCTCAAGGGAGCGAAGGAGAAGGTTGCCGAATTCGCCACGGAAATCAAAAAGCTGACCGCGACGTCCCACGAGGCCAAACTGATCGACATCGAGGACGCCTACCGGAAGGACATGGCGGCTATCGAGAAATACAAGACCGACATGGACAAGGCCGTCCGGGAACTCCAGGAGAAAATCGCCAAAGCCCAGGCTGATGCCGCGAAAAAGAACGCCAAGCGGGACGCTAACGATCCGATCACGGCTGTCGATCCGGCGCTGAAGACCGACTTGCAGAATATGCTCAAGGCCCAGGCGGAAGTGAACGCCCAGGTGGAAACCATGCGCAAGCAGGCCGGAGAGAAACGGGATATTGCCATTTCCCAGGAAAATGCCGGTTCTTTGGCCATCGTCCGTTCTTTTGTCGCCGCCCAGACGCAGGAATACACCCAACTGACCGGAAACGTCCGGGCCGGTTACAAAGCAGAAGCCGCCGCCCTGAGAGCAAAGCTCGCCGAGGAACTGGCGGATGTCAAGAAGTCTGCCGAAGAAAAGGCAGCCATCACGCTTCTGTATAACGAGAAAATCCGCCAGGCCGAAGTGGTGAAGCCTGCTGAGTATGACCGGGCTGCCCGTGAAGCGGAAATAAACAATCGCCTTGCCAGCTTGGATCTGATCGAGGCCGAGGGTACGGCGCACCGGAACACCATCAACGAGCGGATCCGCCTGACGGAAGAACTGATCTCCCTGCAGCGTCAATCGCTGGCGGCCATGCCCAAAACGGGCAACGAGCAGGCATGGAACGCCCAGATGGACAAGATCATCGCCGAGCAGAAAAAACGGGCGGAACTGATGCGCGAGCAGTTGATGAATTCGCCCATTGAGGCGATGAAGCTCGGCTTCAAAGACCTTTTGAACAAATGGACCGATGTCGGGCAGCAGATGTACGACGTCTCGCAGACGACGGCAACGGCCATGCGTGATGCCTTCAGCGATATCTTCTTTGACGCCTTCCAGGGGAAGCTCAAGAGCGTCGGCGATTACATTACGTCTTTTGTCAACAGCGTCAACCGGGCCATCGCTAATTACATGTCACAAATGATTGCGGCCGGGCTGATCAAGTTCGTCGGCAACGCCGTTGGCAATTTAATCGGCGGCATCGCCGGACCGGGAGCTAATTACAAGATCGGCGCAGTGGGCGCGCCATACACGGCATCGGAAGCGGCCTACATTCAGACCGGCAAATGGCACACAGGCGGTCACCCTGGCACTGATGCTCCGCAATCATTCCGGATTGTACCGAATTTCGTTTTTTCCGGCGCGCCGCGTTTCCACGGCGGCTTCGCTTCTGACGAATATCCCGCCATCCTGCAGCGCGGCGAAGGCGTTTTCACGCCCGGCCAGATGAAGGCGTTGGGGCTCATGGCGAATAGCGGCACTCGCCCGAACGTGACCGTCAACATCGATAACCAGACGGGCACGCAGATGGAGACGGAGCAGAATGACATCCGGTTCGACCACGAGCAACTTATTATCAACGTGGTGGCCAAAAAGGCGAAGAGCAGCCCTGATTTCAGGAGCCTCTTGGCCACTGGCGGGAGGGGTGCATGAGCGCCGTTTTTGAGAATATCGAATATGACCTGATTCCTGCCCCCCAGGGAGGGTACAAGCCGACGATTGTCTCGCCGAAGGTCCGCTTCCAGGCAACGGCCGGTTATGTCCATCAGCGGGACCGCTATCCGGCGCGCAATAAGAAGATCGTCATCGAGTGGCCTGGCATGAACGCCGCCGAATACGAAATGCTGCTGGCCTGGCTTGACGAAGTTGGATCGGATGCCTTTTGGTACGTTCTCCCCACGTCTCTTGAGCCCAGGCCGGATGGCCAGGTCATCCCTCGCGGAATACTTTGCCGGATCATCGATGAGGAAATACCGGAAGATCCCGTCGAATATGGCGACGGCTATCTCTACCATACCAGGATCACCCTGGAATCCATCGGCCCGGAGGTGGAGTGATGGCCAGGATCATTCCTGACGACGATCACCGCGGCTTCAACAAACCGTCCGTATGGGTGCCTCTCTTCGAGATCACCCTGGAGACGCAGACGCTTTATTACACGCCGAATCAGGCAGAGATCGTCGTGGACGGCAACACGTACACGCCCTTCCCTGTCATGCTGGACGAAATCCGGGATGACGGCAAGGGGGAAATCGCCACGGTGCAATTGACGCTCTCCAATATCGACGGCGTCCTGGGAACCTATTTGAAGCAGTCCGGGTCCGTTGATGGCCAGGCGATTGTCTTCAAGCTCTATTCTGCCGATAAAGACGATATTGTTTATGAGGAAACATTGGAGATTCTGAAGTGCGGGCCGATCACCGATGACGCCATCGTCCTGGAGCTGGGAACCTTCAACCCGTTCATGGTTTCACTCCTGCAGGAAAAATATCTGACAGATTTTTGCTGGTGCCGCTACAAGGACAAGGGCTGTTGGATCAAACAAATCGACGGGACGTATTCTCAGCCGTCCAGTTTCACGACAGGCTCTCCCGATACCTGCAATCATACCCTGGCGGATTGTGAGCGGCACACGAATGTCCTGAGATTCAATTCGTTCCCCGGTATTCCGGGCTCGGCCTACGTGGGAGGTGCGGGATTTGTATAAATCGAATGTGCCGGTAAAAATCGCTGCCAACCCGGTCGAATGGAAAGACCTGATCGGCATACAATATGCCATGCGTGGCGATAAGACGCCGCTGGGGCTGAATTGCTACGGCCTGGTGCGCGAGGTATATGACCGGCTGGCCATTGAGCTGCCCGCCCGCGGAGAAGACGGCATCGATGAGTCCATGATCGCGCAGGAGGGTTATAACTGGATCCGCGTATCCGGCCCGCAACCCTATGCCGTGGCCCTTTTGAAAATGCCCTCCGGCAATTATCATCTCGGCATTGTCACGCCGGATATGTCTCTGCTCCACGCCATGCCCAACAAGGGCGTGGTTTTGTCCCGTATTTCCCGATACGAAGCCTTTATCGTCGGATTCTATACCTACAAGCCGGGCGGTGGGGAGGCGCTGCCGGATGCCGACGGAGGGGACACGGGTCGCATTATCGGGGCCATCATAGTAACTATTGCCACAATAGTGACATACGTTTACGCTCCCTATATTTCTCCGTTTACGTCAAAATTGGCGACGGCGGCATGGTCTGCCGCGTTAGCTGCTACAGTGTCATTTGCCGGAGGTATGGTCGTCAACGCTTTATGCCCTCTTCCCGTCCCTGAAATCCCTCAGTTATCCGGCTACAGCGGCGATATCGCCGCCAGCAGCACATACAACCGCTACGACTGGAACGGGATCACCAACGAGGCCAGCCAGGGCCTGGTGAAGCCGATGATCTTCGGCCGCATCCGCACCGGCGGCCAGATCGTCAGCGAAAAGACATTGTACGATCCGAGCGAAAACGAATATCTCGACATGCTGATCTGCCCGGCGGGGCACAAAATCACCCGCTTTGAAGACGTGCGCATTAACGATACCATTTACACCTATTTCAAGGGGGCCTATATCGATTCGCGGATGGGCGATGACGAGCAGACCATGATGGATATGTTCGACGTCATCCATGTGCAATACAGCTCCGGGGCGCGGATCCCTTATGATGCATCGACCAGCGCACCGACAAGCATTGTTTTGTTCGCCTCTAAAGCGCGTATTACCGGTGCCCGCCTGACCGTTGTGGCCCCGCGAGGGATCTGCGAGTTTACCGGCGGGGCTTACGTAGCCAGGAGCGTCGATTTCCGGATTCAGTATCGCACATCGCCCAGCGGAGCCTGGGCCTTCATCCCCGGAGATGGCGTCGTCGGCGCTGGCGATATCACAGAGACCGACAGTGGCTTTAGCGGTCGCATCTGGTGGGGATTCGATGCCAATATTGAAACGACTTATATCGCTTTCGTGTTGACCAGCTACGCGACCATTGACGGCACCACAACCTTTACGATGTCCGGCTATAAGGTCTGGTATCGCAAGGTCGGTGACAGCGCATGGACGCTGCACAATACCTACGAATTTGGCTCTCCGGATCCGGGCAGCAGAGCGACCGGGTCTGTCACTGTTGTAATTAACAATTTGCCGGAAGACTATTACCAGGTGCGCGTCGATTGGTACCACGATTGGTGTCTGAACCCCAGCGGCACCCACAACCGCAACGCCTTCGCCATCAGCAGCGTCGTCATGGCGTCCCAGGGGGAAGCCTTCACGATCAACGGCGATGCGCTGTCGCCGACGGCCGCCGTCTCCAGAACGGCGCAGATCACCGGATTGACCAAAAACTATTACGATTTTCGGCTCTGGCGGACCACCGCAGACCAGGAAACAGAACTATGGTCGGACGACATCTACCTCAAGTCATACGCCGAGATCATCGACGCGCAATGCTCCTATCCGAATCACGCTTTGCTCGGTGTGCGGGCGATGGCAACGGACCGGCTGTCCGGATCTCGCCCGAAGGTTACCTCCGTCGTCACAGGCCCCCCGTTGTCGGTTCCTCCTGCCACCGATCGGGTGGACACGACCATCGAATCGGATGAGGGCCTGGTGACCGGTACGGGAAACGAGATCAATGGCATCAACGTGGACGACCTGCATAAGATTAAGATCGCCACCGCCCTCACAGACCCTGCCACAGTGCCTAATACCTATTACTGGCTCGTTTTCATGGCTGCCGACGGGTATGCCCAGGAGACCAGGCCATTGACGAAGTTCTACGTCCGGGTCGAGACCTGGGAACTGACCGACGGCGATACCAAGACCAGGCTCTATGTCCGGATGACCGAGACGGTCACTGCTGGCGCATCCGTCATGGCTTTCCATGAGAGCGACGCGCCGACCCGGAATACCGCCTGGGCGGTGGCCTTGATGCTGCTGAACGGGTCCCAGGGGCGAATCACGATCAGCGACGACCACTGGCCTTATTGGGAGGAATGGAACGACTGGAACGAGGAACTGGTCTATAACGAGGCGACCCTCGCCTATGAAAAGCGGCATCAGTATGACGCCGTCATCGATTACGATTCGGATCTGTGGAGCACGGCCTTCCGGGCGGCGGCGACGGCCAGGGCGGCCCTGGTAGCTTCCGGGGGCAGCTACCGTCCCGTGATTGACCGGGCGGCCACGGAAGTGCAGATATTCTCCGAAGGCAATGCCGCCAACTGCCGCGTCGAGATGATCCCCAGGCAAGACCGGCCCAACATCCTGGTCACCACTTTCCTCGATGAAAACGACAACTACAAGCAACAGACCATTTCCGAAGAGGACGTGGCGGCAGGAGAATATCCGATTGTGAAGACCATCCCGATCCAGGTGGGCGTCGTCCGGGAATCTCAGGTTCGCCGCCTGCTGAAGTACATGCTGGCACAGAACCGCTATATCACCCACACGATCTCCCTGGACGCCGGGCTCGATGCCATTGAATGCGAGGTCGGGGACACCTTTTTGAACCAATCCCAGGCAAAGGACCTGGCGTTTTCCGGACGGATTCAGGAAGTCTCCGGCAGCAATGTCCTGCTGGACCGTCAGTTCACGCCGGAAGCGGGCGAGACCTATAAGCTATCGATATGGGGCGATGGGGCCATCTACACCTGGCAGGGGACGCTGACGGGCACGGATATCCAGGAAGTCCCACTACCGACTGGATTCACCATGACCGACATGTACGAATATCCCTATATGCTGACGAAACTGACCGCCGAACGGACAAAATACCGGCTTCTCGGCGTGAAGAGACCGGTCCAGACCATGCATTCGGAACTCGCGGCCATTGAGTATCGGTCCGAGGTCTACGCTAACGATTAAAGGAGGTTTCCATGAGCGATGTATTTCCGAGCGTTTTATACGCGCTGTATGACCTGCGGTACCTGAAAAAGGACGGAAGCAATTCGATTACCGGAGATCCGTTGCCGGATGCGACGAATACGCGGTCTTTGGGATCAGCGGCAATAAACTGGCTGAAGGGCTGGTTCAACAAGCTCTATGTGACGGCGATTGAGTCCAATTTCACGGCGCGGACCATTACGCCGGAAACGACCGGGACCTACGATCTCGGTTCCGCGAGCAAAAAGTGGGCGAATGTCCACGCCGATCAGATCACCCTGGGCGGTGTCGGCAAGACGGTGTGGCCGTCGGCGGTGGCGGGCAGCAACGGCGCGGTTATTCAATCCGGAGCGGTCACCCTGCTGGGGGAGGACGGAGTCACCGTGACGCACAATCACGGCAGCACCAGCTACCTGGTCAAGACCAATGTGACCGGTCTCGGCAATCTCGGCAGAATTGGAGACATCGCCTACGTGAAGGCGGCGAACACCGTAGTTATCTACAACAGCGGCATATCTGGCATCTCTGCCGATGTCGAGATCTCTGCCGTCGCTTAAAGGAGTGAAACCATGATCACCGGAAATAACGACAAAATCAGCGTACAGGGATCGACGCTCGCACTGGCCGCCTTTGAATGCGCCGTGGGCAACGTCGCGGCCCAGGAGGCCGATTTGACGCCCTACCAGGGGCAGACGGTGCGGATCTATCTCGACGGAAATCTGCGGATCCGGATCAACCCGAAGGAGGACATGTACTGGCAACTGGCGGAAATGACCCTTCCCGCCCCTCAAAGTCGCCAGGTGCAGCAGGGAACCGCCCAGGTGGAAAAAACGGAATCGGCGACAATCTTACGGGGCGAAACCGACTTTGACGCCGTGCCGGGCATCGATGGGCGGGAGATCTCCGCTGTCGGCCATTACTGGCAGAACCTTCGCAGAGGAATCGAGTGGCAGGCCGAGGAGACCGGCGTGCGCTGGCTCGGCGAGCGTTGCCCGCAGGCCGGGGAAGAATATCCCGTCGAGCTGAAGGAGATCTCCGAGGAGCCTCACATGGTGTCGGTGATCGATCCGCTCGATCTTGACGGCGTAACCATTCAAGTGTTCGAAAATCCGGCATAAGGAGGACGATATGGGAAAACGGACAAGTTTATGGATTTTGGAAAAGGCAATGCAGTTTGATACCCGGCTTGACGTCTATGTGGACGTCGACGGGAACGAGAGTGTGATGAAGTGGATTCCTCCTTTTCGGGCCTGCCGGGCGTTGACAGCCAATGCGGCGGTGGCGACGCCTTCGGGGACTGTCGGAGATTTTTTCCATCCCGATGACATTCAGAGCGGGTGGGTAGAGAATACCGATTACGAAGTGATCGGTTATTCGACCCGGTTGACGAGTGGGACGCTGGTCGTAGGAAAATGGTACCGGATCATCAGCTATGTCAGCGACGACGATTTCACCAACGTGGGCGCACCGCAAAACGTTGCCGGGACATACTTCTGTGCCACGGGAACGACCCCGACGCATTGGGCGCATAGCTCGGTTCTCGAACAAAACGGGATGGGCGGCTATTGGGTCGACATGTACCTCTGCTCCTCGCCGACGGCGACCTCGTCCGCTCTCGGATCTGCCTGCAACGGGACCGACCTGAACCGGAAAGCCTATGTCTCCCAGCCTGGCGTCGCGCCGATGACGAGTCAAACCATCGAGCATTTTCGGACCTACCTGAAGGCCAGGTTCAATTACGGCGGCTTTGCCGGAGCCCCGGCAGGAACAGGCTGGGCCGGTAAGGGCGGCCTGATGACCGACGCTCACTGGTTCGATCTGTGGATCTGGACCAGGATCAACCGCTGGCTGCTGCGGGGCAATACCTACGGGTACAGCGCGACCAACAAGATTCCACAGTGGCATCTCAATGCCAACGACATTGGCATTCTGGATGCCTATTTGGGGGCTTCTTATGGGGCATCCATAACCGGCGGCGGCGGGAAGTTTTGGGACATCCCGATCAGCGATTTTTGTGGGAATCGATGGGAGTTCACGGACGGTCTGAGATTGTATCTCGGGGCGATCTACACGGCAGGCAAGCTCGTCAACCCGTTCAGTGCGGCGAGCGATGGCTATAGCCATGCCAGCTTTACCAATACGGGCCTGTCCGTCTCCGGATGCACATCCGGACAATCGGCAGCGTCATACCGTGCGGAAGCCGCACTAAAGCTGCACGGGATTCCGGCCAGCACGACAACTGCAGGCGCGGGCGGCTTTGATGGCCAGGGGTTCTTGTTTGACCTTACCTCTGAGCGGATCGCTCTTCGCGGCGGTAGTTGCAACTACGGTGCCCTTTGCCCGGGTGCGCTCACCGTCGATATTGCCCCGGCCTACTACTATTGGAATTTCGGCGCGCGCGCAGTACTTGTTCCCTGAACCCTGGGCCCTGTGTTCTGACCCTCCTGCCCGATAGGGCAGGGGGAAAAGGCCCTTAAACAAAACAAGCGGACGTGCGCTTCAGCGCACCACCGCTGAGATAAAAGGCGGACAGTATTCCAGGGAGCACCACCTCCCCAGACCAGGCGACAAGAACGCCCGACGGGATAACCCGCTACCATCCGCACAGTGAAACCGAAGGAGATATAGCAGGGTTACTCCCATAAATCAATTTCGGGGAGGACCAACGATGAACAGTTTTTTAGCATACATGGGCGGAAAGTCTTTATTGGCCAGGAAAATCATTCCGAAGATCCCGGAGCACAAATGCTACGTGGAAGTATTCGCGGGCGCGGCCTGGCTGTTATTCAAGAAGGAAGAAAGCGTTTCGGACGTGGAAATCATCAACGACATCAACCTGGATCTGGTGACCCTGTACCGGGTGGTAAAACACCATCTGGAGGAGTTCATCAGGTATTTCAAATGGGTTCTGGTCTCGCGGGATGAATTTTACCGTTTTCGCAAGGAGGTGCCGGAGAGCCTGACGGACATTCAGCGGGCGGTCCGGTTTTACTACCTCCTCAAGTTGGGCTATGCGGCCAGGATCAAGGACCCGTCCTTCTCCATCGCCACAACCTCGAAGCCCCGTCTGAACCTTCTGCGGATCGAAGAGGAGTTGTCTGCGGTCCATCTTCGCCTGGCGCGGGTCTATATCGAGCATCGATCCTACGCAGAGGTCTTTGCCCGCTTCGACAAGCCGGACACGTTTTTCTACATCGATCCGCCCTACTACGGCTGCGAAGACTACTACGGGGACGGCATCTTTGATCGGACCGATTTCATGAAGCTCCGGGACATCCTGGCCAGCATTTCCGGCAAGTTTATCCTGTCGATCAACGATGTTGATCATATCCGGGATCTCTTCCGGGGTTTCCACATCGAGCAGGTTCCAACGTCCTATTCGGCGGCCGGGGCCAACAGAAAGAAATTCGTAAACGAGTTGCTCATTATGAATTATGAGCCGGTAGAATCATAACCTTGACGAGGAGAAGTCACCGTGATAGAAGGCGGGGTCCTTTAACCGGGTGGAATCTCGATGGAAGAGTTGATCTTAAAGCAAAAACACGAAGACATGATGCTCTACGGCTACAGTTGCCTGCGGCAGTTTCCGAAAAGCGAGAAACACACGCTTTCAGCGGAGATTCGCCAGTCGATGTACGAAATCGACAAGCACATCATTCGTGCTCAGAAGCGGTACTTTAAGAAGACAACCCTCCAGGATCTGGACATCGAGATCGCCCATTTGAGGACCAAAGTACGATTGGCCAAAGATTTGGAGTTCCTGCCATTCAACAAGTACGAGAATTGGGAGAAAATGATTGTCGAACTTGGCCGGATGGTAGGTGGGTGGCTCAAAAAGCTGCCCGCAGGGTCATGACCGTCTGCTCTTCGCGGTGGTAATTGCAATAACGGTGCCCTTTGCCCGGGCGCGCTCAACATCAATAACGCCCCGGCCAACAACAATTGGAATATCGGCGCGCGCGCAGCACATTTTACGGCAGAAGCTGTGAAGGTAATGCCTTCAGAGACGGTCCACAATTTGTACAGGTCATGATCCTTGTCGCACTCGAAGCTGAGTCGGCAAAAATATTAAGCTGTGCGGGTGGTCAGTAGGGAGCCCGAACGCCACCCGCATTAGCGTTGAGAGCCAATGAAACGACACGGAAACCTCTATAACAAGATCACCACGTTCGAGAACATCTGCGAGGCGTATCGCAAGGCGGCGCTTGGCCGTCGCTATACTTACGAGGTCCTGTCTTTCCGCAATAACCTGGAAGAGAATCTGATCGCCATCCAGGAAGACCTGGTCAACCGGACCTACCAGCCAGGCCCCTACTGGACGTTCACCCTCTACGAACCGAAAAAGCGCCTGATTTACGTGTCTCCCTTCCGAGACCGCGTCGTTCACCACGCTATCATGAACGTCATCGAGCCGATCTGGAACCATCTGTTCATCTATGATTCCTATGCCTGTCGGAAAATGAAGGGCAGCCATGACGCCATGTACCGGGTCGTCAAGTTCTTCCGGGAGGCCAAGCAGCAGTGGAATCGAGTGTATTGCCTGAAGGCCGATGTGACCAAGTTTTTCCCGTCCATCAATCACCACATCCTCATGGAGATCATCGAGCGTAAGATCAAATGCAGGGACACGCTGGACCTGATCAGGCAGATCGTCTTCAATGCGGGAGACGAGAGCGATCCGGATTCGAAGAACATGCCCATTGGAAGCCTGCTCTCGCAATGGTCGGCGAACCTTTATCTGAATGAGCTGGATTACCACATCAAACACACGATGCGGGTCAAGTTCTACGTCCGCTACATGGATGATTTTGTGCTCCTCGATGGCGACAAGTCCCTGCTGCACGGCTATAAAGCCGAGATAACGGACTATTTGAACGACCGCCTCCGTCTCCAGATGAATCCCAAGAGCGACATTTACCCGGCAGATCGAGGCATCGACTTTGTCGGTTATCGGATATGGCCCAGCTATCGATTGGTGCGGAAGAAGGCCCTTGTGCGCGCCACGAAGCGGTTTAAGAGGCTATCCCACGATTATGAGCATGGGCTGGTGGACCTGGCCCACGTGAATTCATCGGTCATGTCCTGGTTTGGACACTGCGGGCATGCCCATGTGCTGAACGGTAAAATAAAGTGTTTGGAGTCGCTGGTACTAAGGCGACAGGATGAGCAGCTTGAATATTAGATAATCAAATAAAACTTGATACAATCAAATGATTTTTGGAAGTGAGTTATCGCAATTTTGATGGGTTCGTTACCTCACGCCGCCACACCTGATGAACGCCATCCGCTCCGAGTTCAGCTTCGACAAGGTCCCGATTAAGCT